GTCGCTTTTGGCATCTTGCTGAAGTCTGGCGAAGCACCAACCAGCGGAGCAAGCAGTGCCTGACCTTCTGGTGTTTTGAAAGCCGCGTCCATGGTGGAGCGTTTGAATGCAGACAGTTTGCCACCTTCAGGCAGCTTGACGCCCGGCATGATCAGCTCAGCGCGAGCCACAACACCCTGATGGTAAGCAGCATCGGTGGTGGCTTTCTTCTTCTCGTCCTCTTCATCCGGATCGGAGTCAGTGGTAGAGGTCGACGCCGGGTTAATCAGCTGCTGCACCAGAACCGCCAGCGCATCAACTTTCTTTTCCAGCTCACCAATACTCATGGCGCCGCCGCCTTCACCACCTTCTTCATCGGTAGTCAGGCCGCCCAACTCACGCTCTTGTGGCAATGGCTGGGCCGGATTGATGGTGATGTTTACTGCCCGCGCCAAATCAAGGCTTGGCTCGACCAGTTCTGATGGCGCATTGTCCACCAAATCAGCCAGGCTATCGGCATCCTTGGTTTTAATGGCCCGCTTCAGCTGGCTAAACCAGCCCTGATTTTTGGTAGTCATGAATGTGCTATCTCCAATTGAACAGCGAATGCCTGCGCGACCATTAGGTACGCTCGCACAGTGGTTACCGATAATTGTGTGTTGCCGGGCTTGTCCGGGGGATTGCTGCTCATACTCAGCGTCATAGCCCATTGATATCTGGTCCTGACCATCCATCACCTTCTGAATGCCTTCAGCGGTCTTGATGTGGATATCACCCAGCATTAAATCTGACTGGTTGCCAGTGCCGCGCCGGACGTTCTGGATGTGTCCGTGTGCATGCTCTTTCCAGTTGCCCGGATTAACCATGTCTTTAGGGTGGCCGAGCGTGAACGCCATACCCTCAAAAGAGGCCAGCGTTTCAGGCCGGAATACTTCGTCAGCGTCGCGGGTGACGACAATCTCACCATCCTCATCACCAACGATGCCGGGCAGTTCGCTTTCGTCGTATACCTGCGCGCCGATACGGGCGATCGGGACGTCTTTGCACAACAGGGAGCCATCGGCCATCTCAAAGCGAGTGTTGCCGAGGCGGGTTGTGTAGAAATATTGCATAACCTATCCCCGGTGCTTTTTATTAATCCAGCACCTAACAAGTGACTGCAAAAGGAATGCAGACCAGAACCCAAGATAAAATGCAGACCAGAAATCACTTATGCTCATGATTAATCCTCGGGAACGACGACTTCGCAGTAGCAGCGGCAGTTAGGAAACTGACCGGCGTGACCAGTCATGCCATCGAGCGTAGGCGGGCTTGCCCACTCAACGTACTGGCCTTCCATTTGTTTATGAGAGTGTCGAACGTCGCTATCGTCAGCTGTGCGCCAGATGTAGCCACGCGATCCGATAGCAGTAGAACGAGCTTGTGTGATTGCAGTGGATGCGCGGCCAACCTCAGTCCGGGCAATCGTGCGCGCCCGAGACTCAGTGACCTCACCGGTACGCATGATTTCTTTCTTCAGCTCACTGGAGCGCCTGCCGGTTACCACAGCCTCAATCGCCTGATTGTGAATGTCGTAAACGCGGTCGGCGGCTTCGAGCGGTAGAGACTTGAACAGCTTCACCTGCTCCTGGATGATGCTGCGCGTGACCATTCCCTGACTGCCAGCCATCAGGTCACGCAGGCCTGCAGAGATTTGCCAGGAGCGCTCACGCCACATTGCATCGTCGGCAATCTCCAGCGTGCTGATGAGGCGGTTTGATACCGCTTCAGCCCATGGCTCAATCAGGTCAGCGTAACGCTCCAGCCTGTCCATGATGTCGGTGACGCTGTCATTTGAACCATCGTAAGAACCCTCGACTATCGCGCCCACTGCTTGCGCTATCTGTCGTAGCTGTGTTCCCAGCTGCCTCTCGGCGCGCTTCAGGTTCGGTGGCTTCGACGTTATCGAGGTCTTTCTCGCTCGGCGGCGGGAGGTCACTGGCATTATCAATATCCTCGTCGCTGATAGTTGAGCCGATGCCGGTTACCCGAGCTGTTTCCTGCAGATGCATCGCACCGGCTTTCTCGGTCATCAGACCGGCGTCAACAGCCTGGACAGTTGCGGCCACAACCTTAGTTGCGGTGTCGGCTCGCTCGCTGTCTGGCGTCTGCCACAGCTCGTTAAACTCGAAAGTGAAATCATCAGGTAGTGGCGATGAGAACAGGCTCATATGCAGAACCTGAAACAGTTTGCGGATGGGACGGCGTAACTTGCGCTCCTGCTGCGTGGACACGTTGTCGTAGTAGTTAGCCAGGTCAGTGTCGCCGGTAGAGAACCCGGCAGGAGACTGCCCAAAAAGGCGCACCAGAGGGATACCGAACGCACCTGATACCTGCTGACCAAACTGAGCCAGCACATCGCTGAGACCGGCATACGAATAGGTGTGCGCCTCGAACTTGTCGGCAGCATCCATGATGGTCATGCCTTCGTTGCTCTGGTACTCGCGGATCATGTCCATGTGCGACATCAGACCCTTGAACATCGGGCTGTCTTTGCCCATTGCCAGTAACTTGCGCAGACCATCGATGCTGTAGGTGCGCAGGTGGGCCTTGTAGACCAGCTGAGCGACGCCGGTAGTCGTGGAGTCGAAAGCCAGAAGGCGATCAAAGCAACGCTCGATAACAGACATGCCCCAGTCGTTTTCAGTCAAGCGCTGCTGGTAAGGAAGTGGTATTCCATCAAAGCGAATCAGCCTCGAGTGATGAATGCGCCACGGCGGGATGCCGGTAGCGGATGTCACAACCTTGTAGAACTCCGGCATGCCGAAGTCCGGCCCCAGCTCACTCACCCGTCGCTCCTTCATGGCATTGAGCATCCAGCGGTCCATCACCATGACGCCCTTAAAGGAGTCTTTAGCAATGGTTTCAACACGAAGTGGCGTTGAGTAGTTCTGCCCATCAATCAGGATGACGCCTACAGCGCCACCATAGAGCCGCGCCCACTTCAGCGTGTCGTTGATGGCCTCCCATAGCCCCATCTCATCCCATGCGTGGTCGAGCTGCTTCTTGCGACCATCTTCAAGCTTGGAGGTGATGGTGACACCCTTGCGGGTCATGTCATCAGGGATTGCATCAACGCCAGCGCCAACCAGCCATGATGTGCGGTAGGCCTGCTCAATCAGGAGGCGGTTGCGAGAGGTCCAGTTGTTGCGGTAGGTGCCAGCACCAGACTGGTTCGACTCATTAACACCCATGCGGGCAATGAAGTTTTCATAGCTGTCACGCGTTGGTACAGGCTGCGACATGCTTTCTGTTTCGGACATATTCAGCCTTTCCCAAGTTGTGCCCAGGTGCCGAGGCTGTCTGAGCTGGTGATATAGCCATCAAGGCCGTAGCGAATGGCGTCAATGCAGTGGTTAAACTTGTCGACGATGACCGGCAGTATGTCGCCGGTCTTTTTGTCGACCTTGTAGGAGTAGTGGCGGAATTCATCGGCGGTGTGTTTGCAACGCTCATGGATGATGATTTCCTCAAACCCTTTCAGGTAGGTAACACCATCTTCCACGCTACCTTTCCACTTAGCGGCCGCATCAATCGAGAAGCCCTGACGCGCCAGATAGCTGATGGTTTCCGGTCGTGAGTTATCACCCTTGACCGGCCATTTGCGCACTTCAGGAATGGAGTCGTAGAACTGCGGCATCTCATCCAGCTCAACGCCGACGCCATAGGCCTCGTATTCGATATAGAGCCGGGTGTCGATCATGAACATGCGGATAAGCGTGCTCGGGTCATTTGCAAAGCCGAAGTCAGCGCCAAAGAACAGCCGATCCGCTTGTTGCCAAAGGTCATCAGGGAATGCTTCAACCCGATACCGGTTACGGAAGATGACTGAATCGCTAATCGACTTCGGCTTACCCAGCCAGATGTGCTCATACGCCTCGTAATCGATGCGCTTGCAGTACTCCATCTCTTTGCGGAGTGTTTCCGGCAGGTATGGGTTGTCGTAGTAATTCACCTCAACCGTAATGCTGTCGTCAGGTGGCGTTACGATGAAGCGCTGATAGGTCGGGTCTGACTCTTCGCCGGGGTTAAACGTCACCCAAATCTCTGAGCCCTCTTTACGGATGGTGGGTATCAGGATTGCCCATGAATCCGAGGAAACAGATTGCGCCTCCTCCACCCAGCAGATGTCCACACCCTCAGTAGACTTGATGCCGAGCGGGTCGAAGCGCAGACCTTTGAACAGGAATTCACTTCCGCATGAGCTGACGATCTTCTCATCGGTAATCTTGAACCAGGGGTTAAGCCCGAGCATCTCAATCTGGTCTTTCAGCAGCTTGTGTACTGAATCCTTAATAGAGTTCTGCACCTCACGTGTGCAGAGTATGCGGAGCTTCTTACTGGCGGCCATGATGACCAGAGCGCGGGCAGCAGCCCATGATTTAGCGCCACCTCGACCACCGTGGAACGTCTTGTATCGCTTGGGCTGGAAGAGTGGCTTGAACTTAGGTGCAAAGCTAAGTCTCGTCTCCGCTGCTGTCATCTTCTGCTCCGAAGCTAATCACGAATGATGGCGTGGCAAGAGGAAGGCCATTAGCACCAACCAGTTCGTTTTTAACGTTGTCTTTGAACGCCTGGACAGTGACGTGCTTACCAAGCAATTCGAGGTTCTTAACTTTGTCCGGCCATTTGATTTTCTTCAGCAGCCCGGCAGCGTCTCCGGCCATCTCTGTTACGTCCATGCCTGACAGCGTTGTGCGCCAGACTTTGGGCCAATCTTTGATTGGCTTCAGCTCACCGTTAGCGTTAAGGATGTCGAGCACGTCCATTTCGTCGATTTCAATGAGCCGCCTCAATACATAAGCAGCATCAACATTAACCTGCTCATTGCGATCAGCTTTAAGTTCGGCGATTCTGTTTTGGATGTCAGGTTTCGTTAGGTTCTCGCAACCTGATGCGCGGGCGGTCTTTTCGCTGTACCCCGCCCGAATGGCCGCTTGCGTGGCGTTCAAATCGATGAGGTACTCGCGACAGAACATTTCTTGTTTGTCGGTGAGTGCCATAACTTTCTCTTTTTTTAATTAAATAGGATTACACACATGCTTAAGTCCTTTTTGCTTACCTATTCCGTTAAAAATAAATTCCCTAGAATTGACAGTGATAGAGAGAAGGCTGACAAGATCAGGAGAGATATTGCAGACCTAACTTGCTGGAATAAATTAGACAACGTGGAGACAACTTTTTCCGGTGATATGGATATAACAGGAATTAGTGACTCTGATAAAAAGTCTTGTGCTAAAAGAAATATTCGCAGCGAGTTCATTCCAATCATGAAGAGGCATGAAGCTAGATCTCTGGACGTCACTATCTATTGCGCAATCATGATTGAAGGTGTAAGTGGTGTTTATGAGTTTGAGGTTGAAAACTCGTAATTGGTTTTTAATGCCTCTATAGACTCTGCCATTATGGAGGCATCTGATTTCCTATCACGAACATGCTGAACGCTGCTTTAGCCGCTGCGCTCTCGAATGAACCACTCGACAGCAATAACGTACCGCGAGACTGCATCACCGTCACGTTACAGCCGGTAGTAGTTATCTCTGATGCCTGACCCTGAATGAGTTGCTGACCATTCCAGATTGCGTTAGGCAGCACCACAGGAGGCGTCGAATACTTTTTGGCAAAGGTGACTGCAACCTTTTGGCCGGCAGTGACTACAGCGCCTGATACCACTTCAAACTGTACAGGCGTTGCATTGGTTCCGGCGTCACCTTTAGGGATGCCGAAATCCACCGTGTAGTCTGGCGCGGTGCCGCCAATAGATGCGGTGGCCGTACTTCCTGCAGCCAGCGTGGTCACCTTCCCAATCTTCAGGGTTGGGCTGGTTCCGTCTTTACCGGCTGGCAGACTGAAGTTAATCACCTGCGCTGGCGCATCACCGCTTATCTCCACCGCCGCTTTACTGCCAGGCGAAAGCGTGATGACGCTGCCAATTGAGAGCTTGTTGGGAACAGGCTCACTTCCCGGCCCGCCAACCTGACTGCCTCGTTGTTGCTTGCCATAGAGAATCGCCATATGGCCTCACATTGCGAAAATAGTTACCGGATCGCCTGTCGGTGAAGTTACCCACACAACAGATGGCTTAGTTATGCTCAGTGAGTCAGTCTCAACTCTGCCCAGCGCATTATCGGCTGGTGCCTGCTGAGGTTTGTCAGCGTTAGTGGTGTCGAGCACCCACAAATAACCATTAGCAATCTGTGCATCTAGGTCTGCGGTGCCGTCGGTCAGTTGCACCCATTTTTTACGAATGGTGATTTGCCCATTTACCATTATGTTTCTCCACATACTGTTGAGCATTGTCAGAGGCATCTGGAAAAGTTGATGCCTCTTGCAATGCCTTACAGATTTACTGGCTTCCCACACAGCGCCACCCATAAATCGTTATGCGTGTTGATCGCCCTCACCGTTCTGATGTCCATCAGGTCAGCATCTTTGCCGTGCGTCCTGATAGGTGCATCCTGAGTGCAGAGTGAATCGACTGTTTTGGTGGGGGCCGGGTTAGTCGTCGGAGTTGAAGTCAGATCTGCGCAGCTTGTCGCGAGCGGCAGCGTCAGACAGAGAAGCATTACTTTCTTTAGCACCGTTGGCCTTCTCCGTATTGATTGCCTGCACCTTAGCCACATCGTTAACCTGCTGTGACTCTACCTTTGCCGCTTCCACATCAGCCTTTGCCTTTTCTTCTGTCTTTCCCTTGCTTTTGCCACTGACGTAAGCAGCAACACCGGCAGCAATGAGAGCAAAGAAGGCGAGAACGTAATTCCATCCGCCCGCGAAAAGATGAACGAGAGTCGTCATGGCTGCCCATCCATCTGTTGCTTCTTATCTGCCAGGCCACGCTGCCTGACGAACTGAGCGATAACGCCAAGCGCCACGATGAAGTAACTCACGTACTGCGCGATGTTGATCGGCAACATTGCCTTAAGGTCAGGCGGCAGCATGTTCCATGCAGAGATAATCGCATCAGGTGCAGAGGCGAGGTAAACACCCAGCAATGTACCGGCACCGGTAAGCCAGACTGACCAGGCACGAAACAGCAACCGGGCATGAGCAACGAACTCAACTGAGCTGTATTTACGCACCAGTAGCACCACGGCGATCACAACGATAACCACGGAGAGGAAGGCGATAACGTTCATATCTTCCCCTTGTAGATATCGTATGATCCGGTACGCATGACTTCGGCATGGCGGCGGGCGCGACCGGGTGTCTGGCGGGCCCAAAGGCTGTTCAACATCTCGTTAGCGCCGCTGGTGAAATCACCGTTTGATATGAAGATGAGAGCCCTACTGAACTGAGCCAGCCCATCAACACCTAGCTGATAGGCCATCGACACAAGAATATCTTCTCTTGCCGGGTTGCACTGCTTCAGCGCTGCGGCAATATTTTGGCGCTTGTTCATCTCAATCTTTTTGGCGTCGACTATTACAGCCTTCCACACATCACCAACACTCCGCGGAACGCTGAAGGTGTAGTTGCTCAGCGATGCACCTTTTGGCCCTATGCGGATGCCACCGGCGACAGTCGGAAAACCCAGCGTGTCGAGGTAAGGCGTTTCTACGTAGCCCTCCTCAAAATTGAGTATCGGGATAATCTGGCTCATCGCTTCTCTTCCTCTCTGATGTCCCGGTTAATCTGCTGGGGCAACTGGTCAACTTTGTTTTTAATCTCGTTCACTGCCTGATCGCGCTTCGTAGCCCGGAGTGAATACTCTTTGGATGCCACGAAATAACCGGAGAACGCGCCAGCAAAGAAAATGCCAAGCGATGAACTGATAACGATTAGCAATACCTGCCAGGTGATAATGGTTTCGCCGGAGGAATTCTTTATGCTCATCGCGGAACCCTCAGTGATGTTCGAAGCTGCGTGATTTCTTTCACCAGGTTCATATTCGATGTGGTCAGCTCACTCACCTGCTGCCTGAGAGCTTCATTCTGCTTCTCAAGAAACATCTGGGAGCTTTCGATAATCTTTAATCGGGCGTCCGTTTCGGAGATGGTTTTCCAGTACTGACGAATTGTCTCGTCACGTTCTTCAATCTCATCTCGTAGAGAGCCGTTTTCTATCTTTGCTTCTCGCAGCTGGTCGCTCAGGAACTGCAGCATGTTTACCTGCTGCTTATCGTTAGCGTTGATAGCCTTGCTGCTTATCCAGTAGCGACTGAACGCCATCCAGCCATTGAGGCCAACGGATAGCGCACCACCGACACCGAGAAGTGTTTCTTTTGAGAAGAGTAATTCTGTGATCGCCATAGCCGTCTCCGGCAACCCGGTAAGACCGGCCTATTGCTGTTAAAAGAAAGGTCGCCCGCTGCCACTTAGGGAAATCCGTGAGGTCGCAGTGATTGGCAGGGGCGATAAACGTGAAAAAGGCCGCTCTAATGGCGACCTTCTGAAATAGTTTAGTGGTGTTACTTACCCGCTACAGGGTATGCGGTGAATCTTATCCCCGGGAGGGTATAGAAATAAAAAACGCCCTCGCAGTTGGTGAGACCGCAGGGCGCTTTGACTATCACAAATCGATGGAACTGACTCTTTCAGGTTAACGCGTTAAACAACAGCGCGCAACTTCAACTGTTAGGAATCATATCCCCAGCTTCGGGAAAAGTAAATAGCCCACGATAAAATAATGAGCTATTTCCGATTGCGCTATCGAGTAACCTGATTCAGAGCGGCATTAGCCCATGATTCTTCCATCTCCACCTTGCCTATCAGGCCATCGTAGAACGGCTTAACGGACTTCTTCCATGTGTCGAGCGACACTGCATCAGTAAATCCTTCGATGGTGAGATGAACTTCCGTAGAAGGGATGCGCTCATAACCGCGACCGCAACAGCGCTTACAGTCACCCATGACCGGCACGCCCTGCTCTTCAGTGAGCTTGCGGTCAACTGCCCGGCCGCGCCCGCTACAGTCACGGCATGATGACGAAACTACACCCTTCCCGCTGCAGGTC